TTTATATAATAGGGAGGTATTATAAATGGATCAAGATATCTGTATTATATGTGAAAAACAAGTTGAGTATTATGCAATTATAAATGATAATGAAATATGTTGTCAAAATTGTCATGATGATTTAAGACTAGACTGGGAAGAGTTAAAACAAGATAGATAATTATAAATAGAAAGGGAGTTATAAATGAACGCAGCATTATTTGATTTATTATATATACTAACAAACATAACTCAAATTATATTCCAGGTTGGAGTTTTGATCCTGGGTTATAAATTGTTTAACATTATAAATGAAAGGATGAGTAAATGATAGCTCTAATTATATTTACACTAATGGTTTTACTGGTTTTGATTATAATTACAACAATAGTTACAGAAAAAGAAAAAAGAAAGAGAGGGTTAAAATGAAAGAATTTTGTAATGATTGTAAAGAATATTCCATTTTTAAGATAAACAAAGATCAGGATGCAGTTTATTATAATGGGAAAAGGTTAAAAGAATGTACTCGATGTGGCAGATATGAATGTACAGAAAAAGAAAAAAGAAAGAGAGGATTAAAATAATAAACAAACCACCTGGATTATATTTAAAAGTGGATTTATTATAAATAGGGAGATCAATTCAACCAACAATGAAAACATGAAAATTATAAATAAGACTAGGTATAACTTCCTTAAAAACATCTTTAATTCCTTCCTTTATATCTATCCCCTTAGATTTAAGCTAAGAGTTGGCATAGAGTCTCCTATCCCTCACTTTTATAAATGAGAGTGGAGTCTATGCAATTTATCTATCCCCTTGAGTTATCGCTAGTCGTATTGCATAAGAATTATAAATCTTACTATAGTTCTCGCAGAAATTCCATCTTCCCAGGTAAGTCTGGTATCGGATCTAGTTTTCTGTTCGTCTTAGATTGTGGCTTTACCGAAATCCCTTTTTGTAACCACTTTATAAATCACCCTACGCAAAAAGTAAATAGTTCCCAAACCATAGGGATTATATTATAAATATAAATATGGTTTTAAACAAGCAGAATTATATTTCTCGTTATATTTTTGACTATATTTTGAAGGTTGTTTAAAAAAATGTTGCGTAGTAGTTAATTATATGTTAAGTTGTCACTAATAATTGTTAAAGAAAGGAATAATTATGGAAGAGTTCAATAAAGAAAAATTCAAAGAGAAAATTAAAGGCTCTGGTTATAAAGCCAACTATATCGCAGAGCAGGTCGGACTGCATAGAGTGACCATGTCTAATTATTTCTCTGGTCAATTCAATCCTAAAAGAGATACCCTGCGAAAAATAGCTAAACTGATCCGTTGTAAACTTGGAGATTTTTATGGCAAGTAAAGTTGAAAACATTAAGAAGATTATAAATAACTATATAGAGAACAGTTCATTAAAAAGGAACGATTTAACAAATGGTCGTTGGTATGAAGATGAAAAGGGTAATTATTATATTTCAGTCACTAGTTTTGATATTATAGATAAAGGTAAAAATTTTCATGATTGGTTAATGAAGAATGGATATGATGCTATAAAGATAAGAGACGAGAAGGCTGCGATTGGTACAATAGTTCATGCTTACATTGATATGCTAGTTATGGGTGAAGATGTTGATTTGAGTCGTGGATATAGTCTAGACGGAGTTCATTATAATTTTGGAGTTGAAAATGAAGATAATTAATCATGTTTATAAATACAAGGATAGAAAAAATTTCCTAAAACACAGGAATCAATTAAGAGCTTGTCATATAGATTATACTGAAGATAAGAAGATTTGGAAGGTTGAGTATATTAAAGATGTGAGCGATTATAAGGGTAAAGGTTTTCAGATTACTTCAAGAGATCCAGAGCTTGTAGATTATTTCCCTACTGTGTATACATTAAAATTTCAATCTAAATTAAGGATACTACCAGCATGATTAGAGCAAACCATGTAAATAAAAGATTAATGGGATTCCAGGCTTTTTGGGAAGATTATAAACCAACAGTCCTCGCATCAGAAATACAGCTACATCATAAAGACATTCCTTTTTGTGGGACTGCTGATTTTGTTGGTATTATAACTGACAAGAAAACAAATAAGGCAGATATTACTCTTATTGATTATAAAACAGGTATGCCTTACAAAACACACGAAGTTCAGTTGTCAGCTTATGCGATGATATGGAACAAATTATTTCCCAAGTATAAAATAACAAAGGTCGCAGGATTATATTTGAAGGATTCGTGGATTAAGAAGCCTACATATACACTTAAGTATTATAATATTGACTATGGTTTGGTTAAAAATGTATATGATTTATGGGTCTGGAATAATTCAGATGCAAGAGGGAACACACCTAAGCCACTATTTCCTAAAAAGTTCCCAACTAAATTTAGTTTAACAAGAAAGGATAAGTAAGATGAATATTCCAAAAAAAATAAAACAAAGTCACGATTCAGCTTTAAGAATAAAAAATCTCAAAAGTGAAGTCACATATTTGATTGAAAGAAAAAACTCCAAGTTAGCTTGTTTTTTTGAAGAATGCTCATTATATGAAGAAGATAAAAATTTAATAGCGATAATAGATAATGGCAATGAATTTGTAAAAAGATGCTTACAAACTGAAAAGCATATAATATTAGATGCGATTACAGATATGACAAATCGTTATAATGATATTAATTTTTTTATAGATGAGGAAGACCCTGAAGTATATCACCTAAGGTGTTCAACTAATGGATGTATAAATTTACCTAAACAGATTATGGGTAAGATGAATTGGAAGGTTGGTGATAAAATTTCTATCTGGGAGCATAGTATACATGATTCTTTTGAACTGGGGAGAGAGCTAGAAGGATTAGATCTAATGAAAAAAGAAGATAGAGATATTTTAATTGCACACGAAGATATGAAAATTAAAAATTAATAAGGAGAGTCAGATGGGCAGAGCAACACAGTTTATAGAGTTTATAAATGAGAAGGTAATTCCAAGCGAAAAAGATAGTAATATAATATATACACATATATCAAAAAATGAGAAACTAAAGAAGATAAGAAAAGAATATAGAAAGAATCTTAAAAAGGAGAAAACAAATGAAAGTAACATATAAAACAGGCAAATTCACAGTAGAAGCAGAGGGTAATACCACTGAAATATTTAAACAGTTAGCTGCTTTTGATAGTGTATTTGGTAATTGCGTTAATAAAGCTAATGGTAGCGAGAATATTGGCTTTAGACATAGAGTTGTGGATGAGAACGACTATTTTGAGATGTATGATAGAGATAGTTTCCACACTCTTAAGTTTGGAAGAACTAAAAAAGACCAATCTTTATTTCCTAGAAGAAAAGATGCAGACGGAAATTGGCTTGATAATGGTGGATGGACAAAATATGATCCTAATGCACCACAAGTGAAATCAACACCTAAACCTGAATCTAAATCAGCAGAAGTTCCGTTTTAGGAGTATGATATGAATATCTACCAAATAATGTATACAACTTGGTCTGGAGAAAGATTCTCTGAGTGGAAGCGAAACATGGAAGATGCAAGTAAAGAAAAGAGAAAGCTGCTTCGTATTTTTAAGGTAAATATTAGATGTATTAATATAATAAAGCACGAAGACATCTCAATGAATAAAGATTCTTTTATTCGCCTATTGACGTTAGCGACTCCTGGGCATTTAGATTTACTTGCTGACCTTGATTGTGCCAAAGAATGTGCCAAAGAGTATGCCAAAGGTTAAAATAGCCATAGAGAAGGATGGGAAGCAGTATTATGCTGACGGAGATAAAGTCTTCGAGTGGCTATTTGAGAGATATACGAAGTACCAGGGAAGAAAGGTAAAATCCAAGGTTATGCCTTACAAAGACAGAGTAACAAATTTCTTCGATTTACTGGGGAGTGACGAAGAATGGTTATCTGATATGCGTGAGGCATTTCCTAGGATTGATATTCAAAGAGAATTAAATAAAGCAAAGGCTTGGTTGTTATCTAACAAGGCACACAAAAAAGATTTAAAGAAGTTTTGTTATAATTGGATTGCTAAAGCAAATCCTTCCTTTAACATACAAGAGGATATTGAAAGAGAAAAGGTTGTTAAAAGAAGAGAGACTCAAAGCGCCCTGTTTAACAAGTACGATGAGGAGGAGGTAGCTGATTTTAAAGATGTTAGAGATATATTTAAACAATACAAGGACAAAAAGTAGTGCATTTAAACGAGATAGATATACAAGATCTGATAAAAAGGCTCAAGGTATACAAGGAAGCTCACAGAGTAGCTGTAAAAGGCTTGACGATGCTGTCTGAGAGTGATAATGTAGCCAAGGTGACATTGGAAGAGGTTCAAAAAATCTGTAACGAAATCGAGTAGTTTTTATTATATTATAAAGGCTACCCACGAGGGTTTTTAATTCCTTTCTTTCCTTCTAAGGTTGTGTACCATAACCTGGGTAGCCCACCCATCTTATGAAACTACTTAGAAAAACAAATATTAGAGAGTTTAATTGTGTTATGTGTAAGAAGCATTGTCTTGGGCAGAATCAGTATATTTTAGAGACATATGCAATTATGCCAGAAAGACCATCTGAAGAATTGGGAGTTTGTGTGAAGTGTGTAATAAGAGAGACAGTATTTAAAAAGAAAAAAGATGTGGATGAACATTTATTAGGTAGCTGATGCTATCTTGTCGAAAAGGAGAATGGGGGCAGGCTAATGTAGCTTATAACAGCCCCCAGGCTCTGAGAAAGGAGAATTATGGGAGCAGTACAAGAAATAGAAAATCAATATCCTGAATGTATTGATGAACTTTTAAAGAATTTTGATAAAGCATATCAGCTATGGTGCAGAAAACAATCTGACTATGGCGATGGAAATATAAAGCTGGGCTTGGAACTTTCATCCGATTCCTCAGATCCTCCTAACCAAAACCACACGCAAAACAGGACTCTAGCCCAGCTTGGAATTATAATTCGCATGAACGATAAAATTCAAAGACTTTTAAATATATACAAAAAAAATATATTCTATGAAAAAGGGGTAGAAGTCCCTGATGAATCTATAGAAGATACTTGTATTGATTTAATGAATTATGCGAATATGCTTATTGTCCTTAAAAATGATAAATGGGGTAAATAGTGATTTCTAAGGCACACCAAAGAATTATTAGAGAAAAAATGGAGAAAGAGGAATCTTACAATTTATTTGGAAAATGGTGGGATGATATAAATAAATCAAAAAATAATTCAAATATTAAAGAAATAACCAGAAAACAAGCTCTGCCTGTGATTTTAAAATATGAATGGCTTGGGACTCTCCCTGTAAATTACAATAAATTTTGTGGATTATATTTTGGAAGTGCACTAGCAGGGGTTACTTGTTTTGTTGAGGTGAAATTCGGAGGGAAGTTTACTCTATACAACTATCCTGCTGTTTGTCTCGGAAGGGGTGCTTGTGTGCATTGGTGTCCTGATTGGGGGGGGTCTTATTTAATACAGAACAGCATAAAGATGTTATATAAAAACAAAAACCCAAGATATGTAGTTGCCTTTAGTGATTGGGATGCAGGAGAAATAGGAACATTATATCAGGCTTGCAACTGGGTTTACTTGGGACACAAAAACACTAGGGAGTGGGTAGACAGAAATGGAAAAAGGTATGATATAAATACTCCTGCTGTCAGAGCTGTTTCAGGATTTGCTAGGAAAAATAATAAAGGACTTAAAGCCACAAAAAAACAAAGAAAAGAGCAAGAACAAAAAATGATTAAGGAAGGGTACAGACTTGTTGATGGCGCAGTAAGAGGGAAATATGCTACGATTATAGGTAGAAAAAATAAAAAATACAGAGAAATGAAAAAACTGTTGATTGAAAATTCCAAGCCATACCCAAAAAGAAATAATGCCGAGCAAGTTTCAAGAGAGAAACGCAATACTACCAGTATTGAGGGCGAAGGGCAGTTCTTCGGCTCGGCTCAATGAGTTTTAGCGAAGACTTACAAGCAGGTAAAAAAATTGAAGAATACATTCTTAAAAGAATACAGATTAAGTACCCCCAAGCGAAAATCATGGAAGGCTATTTCAAGGAGTATGATATTATAATTCCAGAGACAAATACAACTATAGAAGTTAAATCAGATGTCAAGTCACTACATACAGGAAATTTTGTAGTAGAGGTGGAATTTGACGGAAAGCCTTCAGCATTATCTACTACTACAGCAGATTGGTGGGTTTTTTATGATAGCGAAACAGAGTTCTGGATAACACCAGAGCTAATAAGACATTCTGTTAAGGGATTAGAGCTTAGAGAATTTATAGGTAAGGGTGATACTAAATCTAAAAAGGCTTATTTGTGTCCTAAAGATTATATTAAGTTAAACTCAGAATTTGTGAGACCAATAGAAGGAGATTTATTATAATGACACTATTTAACGAGCATAAAATAATACTTGATTTGTGTGGTGGAACAGGATCTTGGTCAAAGCCATATAAAGAAAATGGATATGATGTAAGAGTTATTGATCCACAAGAGTGGCTTGA